CTTTCGGGCCTGTGATGATCAGTCACAGCCACAGCCATAAGTTGGTGCCATTTGGAACAGCGGGGATCAGACCGCTTCATTTGGTACGTGTGTTAGATTTCGAGGTGCGGTCCGATTACCGCCTCCAAGTCTCCCGATCAACGCAGCAACAGAGTTTTGTCTCTTTGCGATTCAACGCAGTTGGTAGTTGGGGAAGAACCCTCTTTCTCCTTCACACAATTCGGTGAGCCATATCACCCCGACACAGGGGGTGGCTTTCCGTCAGACATTGAGTTCGTACTCGACTCCACGCTTTCATCTCCATTAGGAAGTTGATGGTACCGGGGCCTCAAGGGCTTGCCGGGCGGATGAGGACTATGCCCCATCTCCATTCTTTCTGGATAGCGATTTATTGTCTACCAGTGCAATTGTGAGCTTGCACCATGCACCCGCATGCCTTTCGAAGTTCCAGAGTCCGTCGACTCCTTCCCCTCACCCGCACACGGACGTGGTCCTGTATTCTCCCTACAGTATCGGGGTCGCATTCTTTTGTTTCCTCAGTGTGACTTAACTGAGCGACCGGTCTCTCAGACCGCGGTCGTTGGAATCAGCGCGACAGCCACCACAGCGGACGTCACCGTCGTCGCCGTGATAGCCGATAGGGTCAAGATCGCAGACGAGGCCGTAGCCGTGAAAGTCTGGAAATTGAATCCCACAGTGGCACCACCATTGAAGTTCCACCCCGTGGCTCCTCCTTTGGCAGTCCAACCCGCTGATCCGGTGGTCACCCATCCCGACAGGACAGTTCCAGTGCATTCGGATGCCACCAGATACTCCTGTCCGACTACGAGCCCCGAAACGGTTGTTACCAACAGTCCGTTACTCACAGTCTGGATTTGGCCGACTCCATTGAGGACGGCGGAACCAAATGGGCTGGCAGCGGCTTGACCCGCAGTGCCAATCGCTTCGAGCACACCGGACGTGCCGAAGGAATTCTCCCAAATGGGGGTGAGCAGCTCAACCTCGTACTCCACGTACAGTTCACCACATACAGCCGAAGCCGTTGTGACGTTCTGCGTGCACACAAACAGGTTGCCTGTGTCGTACGTCTTGATGTCAGTGTTCGGGGGCTGGGCGCCCGGCCGGACAAAGTAGGTCTTCTGCTTGGCCATGTCCTCACGCGCAGACATGTGGCAACAAGGCTCCCACGGAGCGCTCCTCACCGCGTTTCGATACGCCATGGCCTGCTGCTTGGTCAACGGAGCAGCATCCGTCGCGTCATAGTCCACCGACTGCACGAGCGAACCCCCTAGGGACGAAGGGGCCTCTGTCTCGTAACAGAACTTGAGCTTCCGGAACCGATAGCTCTCAAAGTTCTTCGCCACATTGGACAACCATGGGAAAGTTGCCACCTGACCCGGATTCAGCGCAAACTGCGTTGCCTGAAATGTCGACGGGTTGCCTGTGGCGGCAGTGATGTCCTGGATGTACTCCCTGTGCGCAATGAGACAATCTCCGTTGCGCATCGTCATCATTCTTGGGGCGCCGGTCTTGACGATCCGGCCCTGAGCGACGGGAGCACTCTGCATCGGGCCCCTCCCACCGAACGTGTCGGAAGGAGCCGCGTCACGCCACGGGGAAGTGGAGACGCCGGAACCATAAGCTCCGCCAGCAGGACGCTTACTCTGATTCTTTCGCTTGGGCCGAGCATTGCCCTTCGATGGTTTCTTTTGAGACTTGCCGCCTGGCATAGTCTACACGAGTCACACGCGGCGTGTGCTCGTAAGCACAGTTTCCACGGGTTCCAACTACTGTGCATAGTCGGACTGTTCATCGCAGGATACAGTGGGTCCACGCTTAGTGTCACAATCGGCCGAAGCCTTCACGATCTCCATAACGCTGAGTTCCACTGCCAATCCGTGCAGTCTCTCGACAAAATCTGAAGTATCCACCCAGCACCTAGCCCTACTTGCTTCAGGCATCCGCTCCTAAGAGGGACTTCAATGCTGACTTCTTTGTACGGAAGTTTGACCTCTACTCCTTTCGTCCCGATGGCGGGCAAAGCAGAGGCTACCGCGCGTCTGTGTCAACAGATCGCGCACCGTTTTGGAGAGTCTAT